CGGATTATATGACATCTGCTGCTAGTGGTTCGGCTAATACCTCTCAATTAAAATCCGTTCCTTATGTTAATCTGAATCTCATTTCCACACTTCTAAATGGTGCAATTTCCTCGAAGGCTGTTGATGATGCTGGCTTTGGCTATTGCTATGGTGCTTGTAAGATTCTGGATTATCTTGGATATGGAGCGTTTATCGGTTCTGGTAATACAAAAAAAGCGGATATTACCACCCAATATCTAGGTACTTCTTATACTGCTGATTCTCAGAATCCCTTGGTTTTCGGCACTTCTATGGTCGTAAACTTGCTTCCTGTATTGGCTTATCAGAAGATCTACTTTGATTTTTTCAGCAATTCTCAATGGGAGAAACATTTGGCTTATGCTTATAATGTTGATTATTGGGACGGCACTTCTCCGGTAACTCCTGTTGCTGATATGTTTAAGCTTCGCTATTCCAACTATCCTAAGGATTATTTCCTTGGTGTTCTTCCTAATTCTCAATATGGCTCGGTAGCTGCTTTGCCGTCTGTTCACTCTCTAACTGATGACTCTAATAAAGTAGTCGTTTTTACTCCTAACTCTTCTCCTTATAATGGCTTAGTTCAGAACGATCCGAATACTTCTAATGTTACTGTTAACAATCAGAATAAATCTGATGTTCGTTATGCGACGCTTAACTCTGACCTCTCCGCTCTTTCAATCCGTGCAACGGAGTATTTACAGCGCTGGAAAGAAGTAATTCAATTTAGTAGTAAGGACTATTCAGACCAGATGGCTGCTCAGTTTGGCATTAAAGCTCCCGAATATATGGGTAATCATGCTCATTATATTGGAGGTTGGTCTAATGTTATTAATATTAATGAGGTTCTGAATACTAACTTGACTGCTGATAACTCTCAAGCTGTTATTGCTGGTAAAGGTGTTGGTTCTAAGTCTGGTCATGTTATTAATTATGATTGTGGTGCTGAACATCAGGTAATTATGTGTGTATATCATGCTGTTCCTTTGGTTGACTGGTCCTTGAAAGGTCAGAATCCTCAATTGACTGTAACTGATATTTCTGACTTTCCGCAGCCCGCCTTCGATCAATTAGGTCTGCAACCTGTGTCAGCTTTGAATCTTAATAACAGTCCGTCGTCCCCGACTGGTAATATTGGTTATAATTTGCGTTACTGGCAATGGAAGTCTAATGTTGATACGGTTCATGGAGGTTTCCGTCCCTCTGCTACGTATCAATCTTGGGTCGCTTCTATCCAATCTTCATGGCCTCAGGTTTCAGGCCAGAGTTCGTTTTCTTATCAGTCGTTTAAGATTCGTCCTCAGCAGATGAACTCTATCTTTGAGCCTCAGATTTCAACTTCTAATTATAGTCTGGCTTTTGATCAGTTGTTGTGTAATGTTAATTTTCAGGTATATGCTGTGCAGAATCTGGATAGAAATGGTTTACCTTATTAATTAATTGTGTGTTACTATGAGAAGTTTTGCTTACAAAAATGAAAATTTTGTTGAGGATGATTATCGTCCTCAATTAGTAGAAGGTCATCCCTGTTATCAGGCTAGTGTATATGATTCTGTAATGTTGGAAGAAGTATGTGATGATTCGTTTAAGTTGATGGATATGACTTCTATTCTTTTGAATCAGGAGAAGTATCGTCGTCTTCTCGGTGATATGAATGTACAGAATATCCTTGCCCAGATGCATCCTACTCAGTCTACTACTATGGATAGTATGACTGATGAGGAACGTTTTAATTGTGTCATTTCTCGACATTGTCAAACTATTTCTGAAAGGCAAGCTGTCCTTCAACAATTAGCTAGAGAGAAGTCTGAATTGTCTGCTTTTGCTGAATCTATGTTGGCAGAGACTAAGGCAGCGCCGTCCTCGGATTCCGCATCTGCCTCTAGCGCTCAATGATTGGTTCCTTGTTTGGCAGTATGATTAATGCTATGTCGCAGTCCAATGCGAATGCGTCCAATGAATTAATCGCTACACAGAATCGTCAGGCTGCCCAGCATGAAGCCTATTTGTCTCGGCAATGGCAGAAGTATATGGTTGATTATCAGAATCAGTACAATTCTCCTACTGCTCAGATTGCTCGAGGTTTGAATCCTTTTGTTAGTTCTACTGGTGCGGGTACTTCTGCTTCTCCTGGTTCTTCTCCTCAGGCTACTATTCCCTCTACTCCTGCTATGCAAGGTGTCCATGTGGATTTATCTGGTATTGATTCTGCATTGGCGACATTTGCTCAGGCTCGGAAGGCTATTACTGAGTCTAATCAGGTTGAGACTCTTACCCCCCTCTTAGCTAGAAAAATTATGGGAGACACTGATTATAAGAATATTGGTGTTGGTGAGTCTGGTTATTGGGACTCTAATACTGGTCGTATTTCTGCTGAGCTGGACCAGTCTAGAGAGCGTCAGGATCTTGAAAATGCGGTTGCTGCTGGTAAATTGTCTGCGGCTCAGACTTCTCATATTTATTTGCAGGCTGATGCTCAAGCTATCCTGAATAAATATATGGATGCTCAGCAGCAAGCAGATTTGCTTACAAAAGCCCAGTATCTTTATAACCTTCAACAACAAGGTGCTTTAACCGAGAAGCAGATTCAAACTGAGCTTCAACGTGCACTCCAGATTGCTGCTCAGACACAAGGTCAGAAAATTTCTAACAACATTGCTTCTGACACTGCTGATGCTCTAATATCTGCTACGAATATGGCTTACTATACACAGTATTATGATTCTCTCTGGGATTACAAGAATGTCAACAATCGTAAGAATATGCAGTATTCTAAGGATAAAGCCATTCGCGATTATTACAAGTGGTCTGCTGGTAATGCCAAGAAAGACTTTGATTCTTATGGCCTGCGCAATGCTATAGACTATACGTCTCGTATTTTTCAAGGTGCTGGTAATGTAATTGGAGCTATGCGCCCTGGTCCCCAGATTTTCCGTAATGATTACGGTCCTCGTAACACTACTATTTATAATGGTTCTAATGGTATTGGTTATTAGCTGTTAACATACTTTAGGACTAAGAGCCCATCACGGCTCTGGAGTGATATACACCGGCCGCCCGCCTAGGGCCTGGTATAAAATGGAGCGGAGCGACTTCCTTAGAGAAGCGTTCCGCTTCGGTATTTTAGCACGTAGGTGCGCAAAGGCAGGTTCTATCTGACCTGCCGTGCCTATACACCCTGTATACATCCACTTTGTCATTCAAGCGAAGCCCCTAGTTGTGTCCGAAGGAAATTTGAGTTATCATCTCAAATTCGGCCTCCCCTTGTCCATAAACGCACAACTCACACTCTAACCGTAGAATAAAAAAAACTCTGGAATATTTTGTTTATTCGAAAATAATTCTTTCCTTTGCCCCTGTAGAAACCAACTCATTAAATTATTAACATTTAAAATCTTACAATTATGCAAAAATTTATTATTTCAGTCAAAGCAAAAGCTACTGGTCATGATGTTGTTCCGCCTTATATTGTCAATTCTCTCGATGGTCTTGGAACTTATTCTGAGCGAATGTCTCCGTTGGGCTTTATCGTTATTGTGGATTCGATTAAAGAAGAAAATGATTTTGTTTATTTTAAATCTCAGGACAATGAAAAGTAATAATATCTGGAAAATTGTTATTGGCGCTGTTTCTGCTGCTTTAGGTTACATTCTTAATGCTATTGGGCTATGAATTACACTCTTATGCATTTTCTTGAGTACTTGTTGTATTCTAATGCTCATTTTTCTGTAACTAGTGCCAGGCGTACTCCTGAGCAGAATAAAGCTTGCAATGGTGCTCCGAATTCTCAGCATCTTGTAGGAGAAGCTGTTGATATTAAGCCTTATGGTTCTACTTCGTTTAGTAAGTTGCTCGAAATGATTCATCTTTTTTCTGATAATGTTTCGCCATTTGACCAGCTTATTATATATCCGACATTTATTCATATTTCGTTCTGTTCCCGTAATCGTCGACAGATAATAGATAAACGTTAATACTTATGAAATATTCGCCAGAATTGCTTAAAGCTGCTGATTGTTGTCAGCATCGCTCATTTATTACCAACAAATATACGGGTAAGCGTATCGCTGTAGATTGCGGTCAATGCGATCACTGTATCCACAAGCGAGCTCAAAAGGCGTCTATGCGTGTGAAGACCGCTGGAAGTGCCTTCGAACATTGTTGGTTTGTTACGCTCACCTATGATAATGAGCACATTCCGTTGTTTAATTGCGAGGTGTACTGCTCCGAATATGACGATGTTTTAAGTGATTCTGGCGTTGTTCATGGCTATGAAAAACATTCTTATATTCCTGTTTCTGACTATCAACCTGAGGATTCTTCCCTTTTACGTCATATATTCTTCACGCAAGTTCAAGGTACAGTGCCGTTTGACCGTGAGAACAAGGAATATGTTCCTGTTAAGGATAATTGGTTTCTTAGCATGGATGCTATTCGTAGTTTTATTCGTAAAACGCAGGCCGTTGACAATTCAGTCTATCCCGTTGCTGAAAAATACGGTGTTGATAACCTTATACCCTTTCTGAATTATGTTGATGTTCAGAATTATATTAAACGCTTACGTAAATATTTATATCAAGTTTTAGGTTCTTATGAAACGTTACACTTCTACGCTGTGGGTGAATACGGACCAGTCCATTTCCGCCCGCATTATCATATCTTATTATTCTCAAACTCGGAAAAAGTCTCAGCGGTATTACGACAGTGTCATGATAAGAGTTGGAAATTCGGTCGTTCAGATTTCCAGATTGCCCGTGGTGGAGCTTCATCATACGTTGCGAGTTATGTTAACAGCCTTAGTTCTGCTCCCTTATTATATCGAGCATGCAACTCATTTAAACCCCGACAAAGAGCGTCTCTTGGATTTTTTGAAAAAGGCGAGGTTTACGAGGAAGGTGAAGACGTCTATCATGCGATTGAGCAAAAAATCGATTCTGTCATTAATGGCCGAGTCTATAACTTCAACGGGATTAGTGTTAAATCAACTCCCCCCTTGTCGTATATCCGTACCTTATTGCCCCGATTCTCAAGTGCTCGCTATGACGATGCTGTTGCGATTGCTAGAATTATTCGAGCTGTTGCAGATGCGCCAAAAAGAATCGCAAGGTTTGGTATTATAGATTATAATTCCGATTCTACCCTTTCTATTGTTCGTGCTTATTATCAATATATTACTTTAAATCATCATTTAACCAATGAAGATGAAATTGTTTTACATTCTGCTCGGTGTCTTACTAGGCTCTGTAACAGTTCTTCTGATGTCGATATTAAATCTTATATTAATAAGTTATATCGGCTATTCCTTTATGTCAGTAAGTTCCTTAGGAATTGGCATCTGCCTCCCATCGGTGGTAATCTTGATTCTTATGCCAATCGTATTAATTTTATCATTAAAACAGGTATAGAGTATGAGAAAAAAGCGGACTATGTACGAATGTGTGATTCGTTGCGAATACAAGAAACATGTGAATTCCCTTTATTGCGATATTTTTACTTACCAGCCTCAGGATGTGAGGTGTCGACCGTTAAGGAGGAGAAAGACGGAACATTTTCCACGTACACTATTCGAGACAGAATGGCAGGAATCAAACCCACCATCTTACACTTTGATGACCCCCGAAAATTATTACTTTCCCCAGCTCTTTCTCGTTTGGTCGGATCATCCTTTAAAGCCTCGCAACCTGCAAATTACAACGATTTGTGCGACGACTTACAAAGGTGTCTGGATAACCGTGCATCGACGTTCTGCCGTGATATGATTAAACATAAGAAGCTAAATGACGCTAATAATATATTTAACCGTATGGTCTAATTTAAATTAATTAATTATGAGTGATTTTAATCCGCTAGACCGAGCGAAAGTTGCCGTTCATCGCTCCTCCTTTGACTTGTCTAGTAAAAAATTATTTACGGCAAAAATTGGAGAGATCCTTCCTTGTTATTGGCAGATTGCTATTCCTGGTAACAAGTATCGTATCTCTTCTGACTGGTTTACTCGTACTGTTCCCGTTAATACGGCCGCATATACCCGTATTAAGGAGTATTATGATTTCTATGCTGTGCCGTTACGTTTAATTTCTCGTGCCCTTCCACAGGCATTTACTCAAATGACGGATTATATGACATCTGCTGCTAGTGGTTCGGCTAATACCTCTCAATTAAAATC